GTCCGATGTTGCTGTGCCGGTCGGAAGTGCGGTCGATGAATAGATCGTATTCGATACGCCATCCACGTAGCTGATGGTGAATGAACCACGATTCGTTCCGCCTACCGCTGAGAAGACCTGCACAACCTGCTGGTCGGTAAACTGGTTCGCGTTATTCAACCCAACGATGGAGCTGGTCTGAACGCCGGTGCCAGTGTTGTTGTTCACAGTGGCGGTGGTAGGAATCTGGTCGAGTGAACCAGACGCATCGCCTTGGAACAACGACTCGATACCGTGAATGAAGGTTTCGAGCGAGTTCTTGAGTTCCTGTGCGCGAACGGAAACGAGCGCTCGCTTGCCGCCATCGGTAGCGCGGCGTGCGAGGTAGGTGATTTCGCATCCGGCGAATACGAAGACCGGCTGGATGTCACCTGAAATCCACTGCGAGCCAGTTCCGCGCCCGAGTGAATCGCCATCGCCTGTTCCCTGCACGATGGCCGAACCTGATTGAATGCGCATCGGAACGCGGAACGCCGGCCGTTGGGCGACGCCCGTGGTGGCTCCGATGTTTCCCGGCGCCGCTGTGACGTAAGCGGTGGGGTAGGACTTGACTGACGATTTGACGCGATTGTAAAGAGTCTTGAAGGTTCCGATGAGGTCTGGAATCTGCTTCATCCAGGCTTCAAGTTCGATCCCTTCTACTGCCGCTTCTTGTAGTGGGGCCATGAACACACCTGTTGCATGTGCTCATTCACCATTGGGTGTCCTGTCACCTGCGGGTAATGGCTCAAGCGGTTTCCAGCCGCTTGCTTACTTCTCCTGTGCGGCCGAAGGCTTTTGACCTTCAGCTTTGGGTGGCGCGGGCGCTTCCGCTGTTTCAGTGCTCGGAGGTGCGATCTCCGTCACGCCTGCTGCCGGAACTTGTGCGGTCCAAGGATCTTCTGCCCCGTATGACGCCCTCGGGAGTGGAGGATTAGCCTCCAAGTCCGCAAGGTGCTCAATAATGGCTTCTAGCACGGGCACGGTTGACTGGTGGGTGGACATCTGCCGTGCGAGTAGTGAGCGAATCTGGGCTACGGTCATACGTTCTCCCATTTCCAGCGGGCTATCTTGCCGCTTTTCAGTGTGGCTTCACCGCTCATAAACCGTGTTCGGCCCTTGTCTTTCGACCAATCGATGTCTTCCGGGCGGGGCTTGCCGCTTACTATCGACGCCTGATTACCATTGCCATTTGCGGCCGGTCGAGCTGCCCCGCCGAATCCACTCTCAGCCCATACCGACTTAACCACTTTGGGGATAATCTCTTCCATACGCGGGCGGAAGAGGTTCATTATTCCCTTGGTGTCGTGACGCTCGCCCAACGCACGCCGCTTATCTTGGAATCGCTTGTCAGACTGTACTTCCTTGGTGATGTCTCCGTAAATCTGCGTCTCAAGGCGCTGTTTCTGCTGGGGCGTAAGTGTGCGGCCTTTCATCAGTGGCGCGAGGTGCTTATTAAGCAGGGGCTTGATGACTTCCGAGTTTAGTTGCGAATTGACGCCCTGCCGGTAGTTGTTCTCCTCGGTTTTCTGGAGTTCCTTTTCGCGCTGGTCAATCGCCTTCACCCGCTCATCTGGTTCGTTCTGTTTTGGGCGTCCCGCGCCGGCCATTTCCTTGAACTTCGAGAACCAAGCGGCAAGATTCCGGGCGGTGCCGAATGCTTCGTTCTGCCGGCCATTCTGGATGTGGTCAACCATCTCAGCGATTCCCGCGGCCATCGTGTTCAGACCATCGGGGAAACCGGATGACTTCAGGATGTCAGAGAATCCTCCCAAGGCCACGGAGTTGTAAAGCTGCGGGTCAATCGAGCGCAAACGGTCAAACGCTTCGGGCGCCAACTTGATGAACCCGTCTTTCGAGTCCGCAATCAGGTCATCGAGGAGCTTGGGATTGCCTTCCGCGAACATTGCGAGTTCTGCGGCATACTGCTGGCGTTCCTGCTGAAGCTGCTCGATGCCCTCTTCGCCGCCAAGAGTTTCCAGCGTCTCTTTCGCCATGAGCGCGTCTTTGGGCGACGGGAATAGGCGTTCGTACTCCTGGGCTTTGAAATACCGCCCGCGGAGGTGTTCTGCAATCTTCTTATCGCCTTCCGCCAGCTTATCAAAGGCGCTTTTGAGCGCTTGTGGTGTCGGCTTGCCTTGCGCGTCGAAGTTCTGCTGCTGGCCCTCGATTGGCTGCTGTTCGGATGGCGTTTGTACCGTTTCGCTCGAATCCGGTACACTTTCCGCGCCTTGAGAGACTTCGGGCGTTTCTATTGTGCCTAGATCCGCCCCTACATCGAGTACCACTGCTCCGCCCAAAGTATCGTCTAGCATTGTTTCTCCTGAGTTTGTAACTTGAAGCTATCGTGCCAGCGGGCTTCGGGATTCGCGCTTACCCACCTGTCCGCCGTCTCTTTATCCTGCGTGTAGAACTTCAAATTAAAGGTTTGGCACCATTCCTGCCGATTCCCTTCAAAGCAGGCGTAAACCATTACCTCCCCTTCCAAAGTGCCCATATACCCACGATAAATAGCAGGCTACACATGAAAATCATGCTGGCCTCGAAACCCTTCCAAACATAAGCGAAGTATTGGTGCCAACTCACTTCACCACCGGAATCGGAGTCGCTGGATGCTTCTCCGCTGCCTGTTGCACGTCCTGAACTTCGAAATCCTGTGGATTGGCCTGCAATCCAGCCTTCCCTGCAAGCTGCGCTGCTTCGTTGGGTGGCAAATCCTTGATATTCAAACTGGCTGATGGTGGTTTCTGCATCTGCTGGTTCGGAGGCGGCACAAGCTTCTGATGTTCAAGGTAGTGAAGCCGCAAATTCTCGAAAGACTCGCGTTCTTGCTGTGTTCCGTTCTTAAGTGCTCGCCCTTTAGGTCCACGGATGATGGAAAGGCACGTCATCGCCTCAACTTGGTGGTCGTCAGTCTCCGGGTCAATGTCCACACTCGAAATAAGCGGTGGAATCTGCGAAATCTGCTGTTGCAGTTGCTCGAGCGCCATAATCGTCGTCGGATCGCCGGATTGAGCCTGCACCGTGAGCTGCTGGAGATGTTGCTGGGCCTCCATCAACGCCGGATTCGGAATCGGCTCTGTCTTCAGCAGAATCGTGAGCTCGCCAAGCTGCTTATCCCTAGAAACAAGCTGCGGAATTACCAATTCCGGCAATCCAGAACCGTTTTTCACGAGTTCAAGGTTGTTCGGGTCATCCAAAATGGCTGCAATCTGCGGGTTCGTCGCCGCATCGGTGATTAGCAGCATGATGCGAGCCTGTTTTTGCGATGGAGACTCAGGGAAGTTCTCATCCGTCTCAGGAAAGCAGTGAATATTGCCCTTCAGGTCTTGCGTTTCGATGACAACGGACTCTTTTCCTACCGTCTTGATGACATCCTGCCCGGATTTGGCAAGGCACTGGACCGCCTGCCGCATCACTGAGGACAAGCCTTCCTTGATTCGGCCCCAGACGACGCCCAAACGCCCCAATGCTTGGTCGCGCTGGATAGCAATGCCGCCCATCGTATCGTTTTGGCCTGTGTCGCCGCCGAATAGTGCTGGGAAGCAGCCGGTGAGAAGTTGCGCGAGGTCGCCTGAGAGCCACTGAATCATCAGCGTAAGCTGTTCAGGGAATGGCAGCGTCTCTTCCACGAAGATTGCGTTGCGCACATCAGGAATCGCGGGATCTGGTACGTAGAAGTCAAATCCACCGGGCACGCGAGTCTGTTTCTGGATGTTCTCACGGCTGAACGGTCCTTCTGGGAACCATGTCATCGGCACGCCACGAATCATATAGTCATTCGCCAAGTCCAGCAGGTTGTTGAGCACTTTCTGGATAGGCAGAAGCCACTGGAGCAGCGATGCGCGATGGATTCCGTCTCCCGAACGCGCATGAATCAGCGTCCAGTGGTCATCCATCGAGATTGAACGGGCTTCACAGAACGTCTCTCCCATGTAGACCACACGCATCCCATTGGGAAACTTCTTCAGGAGTTCTGCCCGCATGTTCTCGTCAACGTCCGGGTCAAAGAAGATAGATGGTCGGAACCATGAG